TGGGACGGATAGAACCTTTCTCCAGCCCGAACGGTTAAACAAATCGAGTATCTTGAAGTACATATGCACCTCAAGATGGGAGAAATGGAATTCCAAATCCATCTGCCAGAACCGATTAACAAGGTCGATGTAGGTCATTTTTATCACCTAATTCTGGTATTCAAATTTTATCCGCATAAGTGCAACCAGCTCCTAATAATAGATAGCGCCCCTCATAGGCGAGAGGCGCGTTGTTTGTCTATTCGGTTACCGCCGGTTCCGGTTCGGCTGGTGTAGTCGTGATATCAACCCAATCGGTTTCGTCAGCGGCCGCGAACACATCTTCGTATTCTTTTTTGGTTGTTTCATCTTGAGTCATCGAGCGTTGGATTTCCGTGGAGAGTGGGAGATACTTCGCAAGTTGCTTAATCACGGTCTTCTTTGCCATCGCGTCGTAATCGGTCGCCCAGGGGCCGTAGTCGGGGCTCTTGGAACGTTTGCGGTACTTGTCGATATCTTGCACGCTCATCACGAGGAATGAGAAACCACCGTCTTTGAACTTCGCGATCGCGTAGTAACAATAAGCCGCGCCGCGGTTCTCCAGCGCCGGGCGGTGCATCAGCTTCGGCGTAAGTCCATATTCGTACTCGAAGGCATCGCCTCGACACACCTCGTGGACGTCGAGGGTTTGGAGCTCGCCGGAACGCCGTACTAAATCAATATATCCCTTATACCCAATTTGGAACTGCACTTCCGTCGATTTGGTTTTGTTGTTGTAGTACGGGATGAGATACGCGTGCCCGAGGATGCCGGGTTCGAGGCCGAGCTGCGCGGATAGCATCAACGCGCCAAGAAGCGATTGCGAGGAACATTCCAAAAGTTTGGGATTCTTCCTAATTTCGGTCATCGCCATCCGTAATAGGTGGTCGCTCTTGATGTGTCGTGGGAGAACCTTCGCAATCTCAGGCGCCATCCGCTTGAATAAATCTTGGATATTCTGATAAGGGCTTACCGCTCTGCTTTGCGCCGGCTTGATAGCTGCGGGCGCCGCGCTTCCGGTTCCCGCTGTTACCACCTGCGGGTCGAGCTTCGGAGCTTGAATAATCCTCTCTTTAATCCCGTTCATCTTTGCATCCGTCATACCGTTTCCTCCTTCACGGTGAATCGCCGTGATTGCGATTCTTTTATGTACTGGCTATATAAATCCGGGTTGGTTTTTTCGAATAGTTTCGTATCGAAGCGTTTTGAGGCTACGTTCGCCCACTTGATAGTAAACCGCCCGACGCGGGCTCGTTCGGCGTCTTTCATCGCGTCTTTGATCTGGTTCTCGAGATAATCTTGGGATACCTCGAGCTCTTTGATCCGCGTCTTAACGTCGACGAGTTGCTCTAAGGTATCCGAGTAAGTGGGCGGTAGTTCGATACTCGCGCCCGCGTTCGCGTTAGGGTAGAGGCGGTTCATAATGTCGCCGTGCAATTCCGCTTTGGATTCCGATATCGGCGGTGGTGTTTCGGTTTGGACGCAGCGCCAGAACTCCGATTCCTTCGCGATCATCATCTCGATCAGCTCTTCGTCGCGTTCGATCTCTTTCCACTCGAACCGGTTCCCGCCGATCAGTACCGCAACATAGGCCTTCTCAGCGCCCGTTACGGCGAGGTAGTGCGTAACTTGGATGATATATTCCTCCGGTATCTCCCCGTCCCACCATTCCTTGCTGTTCCACGCGCTTGTTGTCTTGCATTCAAGGATTGCGTTCTCACCCACCACTCGGCGGTCGATGTTAGCAATCATGAATTGATGTTCCGGGTGAATCAGGATGCGGTTCACGCGCTGAACCTTCTTACCGGTTCGCTTGGTGAACTCATCCGCGACAACCGCTTCAAGCACGTTGCCCCAGTAAGCGGCCTCGCCCGCTTCCGGCTGCTCGATCTCACCGCTCTTCTCGAGGTACAGTTGCAACGGCGACTTCCACCGTGACACCCCGATCGCCGCTGCCGCGTCCGAGCCGCCTATCCCTTTCATCCGCGCGGCCTTCCATTCCTCATATGTCATTTCAAGTGTTTTGATACTCGCTTGTACTTTCATCACATACCTCCTCCTCTTCTCCAAAAAATTCTTTCACGATCTCTTCGAACGTCACGCCGAGCGCGTATGCAATGCGGACCACGGTTTCGTACGATACGCGGCCGCCGCCCTCGGCTTTGGTGATCGTGGCGCCGCTTAGCTGCGCCTTTGCCATCAAATCCAGTTGCGTCATCCCGAGTTCGCGCCGGCGCTTTTTAACACCTTTGAGGATAAACCCCAATTTATCAGGTTCAATCCCGTCACGAATGTACTTGTGGACAGGCGTATGCTTCTCAGGCAACCCTTCCACAGCGCCAATCGCGACGTACCTACCGAATGTGAGCAACAAATGGCCTACATTTATGCGAGTTGGAAACATTATCCCTCCGCGTAAGTGTCCCCGTCAGGGGCGGGCTCTCGGGTTGTTGTGCGTCGCTTGGAGACGGAGCGCGCTCGTGGATGAGCGCGTTTTTTATTCAAATACGAATGCAGCATCTGAACTCTCACATGGAGCGGATACGCCGGCCAACCCGCATCTTTTTCCAATTCGGTGATAGCTTTCAAACGGTCTTCCCGTGGATACGCGCACAAATCTTTTAGCATCCTTCTCCTCTGTCTTTCAACACGTCGTTAGCCCCTTAATCGCTTCGCTTTTCACGAACGCGATATCACCGATCTTGTGTCTCGGTTCGGAAAGCGCGTCCAGCAGGTCAAGGTCATCATATTTCGTGCGGTATCTTTCCATCGTTATCCCTCCTACGCCGTCAAGTACAGCTCGAGTTCGTCGAGCCCATACTTACGGCATATTTTTGTCACGCGTTCACCGCGCGCTTTCGCTGCACGCGCTTGGTAGTTGTTCTTGATTGTCCGGGTCTCCATATCGCGGATGTAAGCTCGTAGCAAGTCTTTGATTACCTCGTTCCATTCCATGTTCTTCCTCCTTTTGTTTTTGCTCCCAGCATATGATCCGGTGAGCGAGTGTTTTTGATAGTTGCTCTTTTGTCACTCTCATCATCTCCTTCGTGGTACCCATATTCACTTTTCAATGACCCGACAGAACAAAGTGCCGCGGCGTGGTTATAACGTGTTATCCTCTAAGTTATAAGGGAACAACTCGTGAATCGGTACGTTTAATGCTTTTGCGATTTTCATGGCGATTATTACCGAAGGCGTTCTTCTGCCGTTTTCGTATCTGGATATTGCGCCAAGCGATAATCCTGTGATTTGGCTTAACTCAAGAATAGAAAGGTTTTTTTCGTTGCGGATTCTTTTTAGTGCAGTGCCGTTAGGCAAAATAATCACCTCATTTCCAAATGGAATTATACTACATATATTTCCGTTTGTCAAGTGTTACGAATAATTGGCGAATGGAATTGTTGACAATTGGAATAGGAGTAGTTATAATGCTGATTGTTATGCCGGACATTTTTGAAAGGCTTATGGAATTAGTAAGAAATAAAACACAAAAAGAGATAACTGAAGCGATAGGAATCTCCGCCGGTACTCTTTCACGCTATTTATCGCGGCAGAGAACTCCTACGATTGAGATAATTGTTAAATTTGCGAAGTTTTTCAATGTCTCCTCCGATTATCTTCTCGGCCTCACGGATAACCCGGAACCGAAGGGTAATATTCCGAAGGAGTTTATCCCTTCCGACTATGCGCGTCTCAAAGCAATCGAATCAGAGCTTGAGAAGATCGACCTCGCGCGGATCATCGAGATCGAGCGGCTGATGCGGAAGTTATAGAACGCCAATTGAACGTGTATAGAACGTGTTTGCTACACCAAGACGCGGTTCTTTCCATTTTGGAAATAACCACCCATTTTCGTGACGCCACGAAAAAGGCCAACTATCGAGTAATCCTTAAAAAAGCCTCTGCTGTCTATCTTCTCTGTCAAACCTTTGCTCAAGTTCGAATATCGTCTTGTCGCGCATGAAAGTGTTACACCTATCATTAAAATCGCTTCCCCACTTCAGCAGAAGTTGCCATAAATAATTATAGTTTTTCTTGAGAAGGCGCAAAGAACCAAGCCTTTGCTTGTTGCAAAACCAGCACCCACCGCGAGCCAAATCGGTATATATAGGCGACACAAGATCAAGCGATTCGCATATCGCCATCGCTTCCCGCTCGGTTATTTTATAATCAACTAATGGCGCTTTTATGTTTCCAACAATCTTACCGTGCCTTTTTGGCTCATCGTAGGCATAGCCTATATACTGAATGCCTTTGTTGGTTTGATGTTTTTTTAAGACCTTCTGTTTTAATTCGCTTACACACCAGCTTCCTATTATGTTTGGAAACCCATACATTTTGCCTGGGTATTTACCTCTTTTTCTTATCCTGTGGTAAATTTCCTCGAACGTATAATCAGAACTAACACGCTCGACCTCTATTCCATATCGATCCAGAATAATTTTATCCGCTTTGTTTTTGAAGTCAACCATAGGCGGTAAATCCGCTGGTATATCCTTTGTAGCCCAGATTTCCGCGTGTATGATTCTTGTTAATGGCAGTTTATTCTGATGTATAACTTCTAACATTGCAAGACTGTCTTTTCCGTAACTTATTGATGCTACATACTCCAGTAACTCGTCGACCATGGTAGGGTTGCTCCTCGTCAAAAATTATCCCCGCCCGCGGGGGTGGTGCGAGCGGGGAACCAATGTGGTGTTTTTATTTCAAGAAAAAGGGGTCGAAAAATACCCCCTGCCGGTGTCCCGCCAGCAGAGGGCAAACGGAGGTATCACGTGTAGAAAGGAGGAGTTTTATCGGGGCGTTCGTTAGTCGCAATTTGGTCGCAATTGGTGGTTTCGTCATTTTTTCTAGAACCTTAACCCGTCTCGGCCAGCGTTTCAGATTTTCGATTGCCTCGGGCGAATATTCCTCGCCATGCTTTCGTCCGATATTCGCCGCGCCGTTTATATCCGCATTTATTTCCAGACCATCCGCACTACGATATTTCCCGCGGGTTACACGCTTACCGGAAAAGACATGCTTTTTTTCTGGAACGCTTGCGTTTACATTTGTTGCATCATCTTTTTTTGTCTTCGTTTTCTTTTTACGCTCTTTGTCGTAGACCGGTATCGGATCGTTATCCAGAAACGACGCTTTGGAAGTGTAGGATTCCTCGTGTTCGATATACGCTATTCCGTTCATCTCTGAAAGATACTCCAGCTT